GTTCGACATCATATGCGGCCAAATAAGCTATTGAAACATCTTGTTCTCCATTATGCACATTTAAGTAAGAGATTGAAACATCTCTCATTGCTAATTGAGTATCAACATATATTATTGTTGCATATCCACTAGCACTTAATGAAACGGTTACGTCTGCTAACCATCCATATACTGAGCTATCGAATACTCTCCCTTGTATTTGACTCATATCTTTGTCATTATTTTATATTATATTTATTCACATTATTATTACCCACTAAATGATCCTTTATGTGTCCATGTTCCACTTATTCTTCTTTCAAATACTAAGCTTGAATCTGCATCAACGTAAAATCTCCATGAGCCATTTGTTGTTTTAGAACCTATATATTGTATGCTTGTATCTATTTCTATTGAATATGTATCATCTCCACTTGGTGATTGAAACATTAGATTTGCTCCACTATTAAGGGTTAAGCTATTTGAGAATTCTCCATTTTCTACATCTAGATTATTACCTGAAATTATTGCGAAACCACCCAAATTCGAACCAACATTTTCACAATTTATACCAATACCACTATATAATCTTATTTCACTAGTATCTATCTTTACTTTTCCATTACTTAAAGTGGCTGTATCTGTAACTGTTATATTTGTAAATGTTGAAATTCCTCCATTACTTACATCTTCTGGTACCCAATAAGTACCATCATAAGTAAGTACTTTTCCATTTACTGCTCCACTTACACTTACATCATTTATCCATGATAAAGAAACATCTACATTAAGTGTTCCAGCAATATATAAATCTCCACCTACACTTGCATCCGCACTAACATTTAAGTTTTGGTAATACGTATTTTCACCATATATGTCTACTGCTTTTAATGTTCCATCAATATATAAATCTCCACCTATTGAAGCATCATTAGTTACTGTTAATGTATCAAATGGTTGAGAATCTCCTCCTGTACCATAAGTCCAATGACCATCATTATATACTAGTGCACTTCCATCTTGAGCACTTGAAACTCCTCCAATAGACACATCAAAATCAGTTCCTTTAACAATGAATATACCACCAAGTGATATATCATAAGTGAAGTTTGCACTAGCGTCCCAATACTTTGTTCCAGTAACTCTTTGAACTCCAGTTGTTCTAACAACACCTGAAGTACCACCACCTCCACTTCCAGAGGCACTAGAATATGGTGCTGAACCAATAGGTCTTGAAGTTCCACTTGCTACTGTATCTAAATATCCAGATTTTACTCTTGAACTATAAATGCTTACATCTAAACTCATAATATATTGTTATTTTTATCCACCTCTACTTATTCTTGTCGCTGTTCCATAAGTTCCTGAACTAGTTCTTGTTCCACTTGAAGTGGTTGTTGTACTAGGCCTAGTTCTTCTTCCACTAGTCCTTGTTACATCACCTCTTGCTGGTCTTGAACCTCTAGTCCTTGCTGGGTCCACTAAAGTACTTGGTCTTGTTCCAGCGTTTGTAAGCACCACATCACTATTATTATCATATTCTAACCAGTTGCAGTTATAGGTATCTTCAGCTACATTATATGTATATGATGATAAAATATATTTCCTTGGGTCAGGTGGATAGTTATCAATCCACGCAGACATTGGTTTCAAATATCCTGTATAATGTAAAGTTCCAGCTAATTCTCTTCTACTTTTATTGTATAATTGGTACCTATCATGAATATAATGTTCAACTAAACTTCTATATTCATCATCATCTTCTTCTTTCCATAAGTTAGTTCTAGTCTGAAATCTACTTCCTGTTTGTATTCCATTATCTAAATATAAAGAAGGAGTATCATATATCTTAAAGTTCACTGCCATTGAGTTAAGCACGTTACTATTAAGTTCAGCTAGTATTTTATTATCTTGGTCACCTAATCCACTTTCACCAGTGATATAAACATCACCATAAGCAGCCATGAAAGGCCAGTAATTAGGGTTACTAAACTCAGCATCACTATTTTTCTTCATTTGTTCTCCATGAATCTGGAATATCAAATCTTTTGTTCCAGAAGTAACCCATCCACTAACATCACCAATTGGAATATCAACACTTATTGTAGCATATCCTTGTTCATTTAAGTCACCACCATTTACTACTCTATACATTGAATAATCATCAAAAGTAGAAGTAGAAACATATTCCCACTCATCTCCACCATTTTCCATTTCTCTTAACCAATTTGCAGCGGTAGGTGCTCTCACACTAAAGTAACATTTGTAATCCCAAGATTCTACACCACCTGAACCTGCTGAGATAGGAAGGTATTTCCATTGTATGTTAATTTTTGTTTCTTCGTTATAGACTCCTACCTTGAATCTAGTACTTAATGAGGCTCTATTTATATCAGTACTTTGGTATACATTTGAATTGTAGTATTGAGGTACTCCTAATCTTAATATAGAATTTTGTATTCCTCCATAAGGAGTTCCAGGTCCTGTTTTGAATAAACCTATTGCTGAAGTAGAAGTGTCCCATCTAAATTGATAAGAAGACTCTAATAAAAATCCACTTGTAAAACTAAGTATACCTGTTGTTGTATATCCAGGAAACTTCCATCCAGTTCCACTTCCATTTAATTCAGATTGGTAAGCCCACCATTTTCTATATCCAGGATAAGTTACACTAGGTGAATATGAAGTTCCTGTTATATTAGTGAAATCATTGATAGTCATATTAAGTACTTCAGCTTCATCTAAGTTAATCTCCATGAATTGTAATCCAGGTATCATTGATAAAGTTTGTGAACTTCCTGCAAACACTATACTTGAGTCACAACTATCTATAGGAAGATTTATTGATGGTTCTACTACCCATTCAGTAGTTCCAGTATCACTATACCAATATGATGAATCTGCTGGTGTATAATCGTAAGTTACATATCCTTTACTTCCATCTTCAGGAAATAAATCACTATATCTTTCAATATACCAAGCACCATTCCACCAATAATTGTAACAGTTAAGAGGAGTTAGAATATCTTGTAAAACATCTAATCCACTTTCCTTGCTTTCATTATCACCAAAGAATATCTGAGGATATAAACCACATCTATTGAATAATGTTGTATTAGGAGCAAGTAATCCAGCACTTGGTTCTAAAGTGCAGTTCACTCTAATGTCATCATCCTTTCCAGTTAATTGAAATGCACCATTTATCAAATCAATCATACTCCTTGTGTCATTATATTCAGCATCTGCTGAATTTAGAATAGGAGGTGATAGTTTATCCATCTTAGTCATAAAGTTCGAACCAGTTAAGTTCATAAATGAATTGTTCAAGTACTTTTGTATAACTGGTGATGAGTTAATCCATCCATCAAACAATGTTATATTTTCACTTCCATAAGAAACATCAACTATCATCTTAAACTCTAAATCTTCTAAAGTCATTAAGTCTTCGTATTCATACCAATTGTCTCCATCATTCAATATACTTAATTGAGCAATCAATGTCATTATATTCTCTTCCCAAGCTTTCATATTATATGTAAGCTTAAGTCCATTATTCGCTAACTTAAGTTGTGTTTCAACACCTGAATATCCATCCTTTTGTAACTTAATAGATATAGGATTTCCTGAGTTACTGAATTGTTCTAAATAGTATTTCGTTGTATAAGCCATATTTTAAAATGCGTTATTTAATGTCGATTGGTTTGCTAATACTCCTAGCCATCTTAAATAATTTTGACTGTTGACCTTTAGTAAGTACCATTTCACCAGTCAATTTTATTTGTTCTGGAGTTCCTATCAATCCATCTTTCTGGAGTTGACCGTAATAATGAATACCGCCACTGCTATAATGATCAAAAAAGTATTTCGTTGTATAAGCCATATTAGTATGCTGAGGTTATTTGTGAACCATTATCGAGGACTCCAACTAATTTATCATATTCTATAGTGAACACGACGTTTTGTCCTACTGGTTGTAATAGATTTTGTAGTTTATCAAGTGGAGCAATGACTTCAGGGTTACTTCTAGCACCTGGGTATTCACCAACAAGTCCTAATGTAGGTCCTGAAACTATTGCACCTTGAGCAAATGACTGAGACTTAATAGCAGCCACCTGAGCGGCACCAGCGGCACCAGCAATAACAGCGGCAATAAGACCCATCGGAATAAATGGTTGTGTTGTTAGGGCACTAGCAACAGCAAGAGCAGTACTAATAAGTGCCTGAGCAACAGCTAGTTTTTGTTGTTTCTTAGCGTATTTCTTTTCAATCTTTTCTCTCGCAGCCGCATTATCACCTGCTGCTTCAAGTTCCTTGTTCTTTTGTGCTTCAAATATATCTCCTAATGTTCCTATTATACTTGCTGAAACATCTGCAATCGCTTGTCCAGTACTTGCAACTAATTCAGTTAAGACTGCTGCGGATTCACTACTTTTTCCTTTTATTTCATCAAAGAATAATCCCCAAGCACCAACTAATCCAGCAACACCATCATTTTGGGCACCTAAAACATCATCCCATCTTGTTTTAATGGCATCAGCAGTCGCACTTGCGACTTCTAATTCATTCTCAGCAATCTCTTCATTATTTTCTTTAGTAATAGCGGCTTTATCTCTTAAGTAACTTTGCTCAATAGCCTTTTTACCATCTACTATTTGTTGTTCAGTTAATAGAGCCCTTCCCTGTGCATCTGTGGCCGCTTTTTCAAGCATCGACTTTTCTTCAGCCATCGCAGCTTGTAGATTAGCAAGCCTTCCTTCAAAAGTCATATCATTTTGAGCTTCAGTATTCGCTTTAATGATTTCATCAACATATTTACCTGCACTTGCGGTGAGAGTTTGTAGTTCAACTGCCGCATCAGCTTCAACTCTTGTCATTTTCTCCCAACCAACTATACCAGCCTTGATATATTTTGCTGTGGAAGAGGCCATTTCATTATTCCTATTTTCAATCTCTCTTAACTTATCATCCCTTGTTTTATACATGTTATTAAGGGTGATTTCAAGCTCATTAAGCTTTTTGGCATCCTCAACACTTGTTTCAGTAGCTGCGTTTTCTTCCTTTTGTAATGAAACTGCTTGTTTCGCCGCATCAATCTTAGCGTTTGATATAGCAAGTTCCTTTTTCTCTAATTGTCCTAACGCATCTATTCTTTCTTGGTTACTAGCGTTTGTATAATCTCTAGTTTTAAGTAAGAGTTTCGCCATTGTTCTTCTTTCCTTAGATTCCATCAATGCAACTTGCATATTCTTAAACATAAGGGCGAATCTAGCTTTTTCTATATTTTTAATAATGTTTGCTTTCGCAGCAACTTCTTCTAATACTTTCTTTCCTTTATTGATTATATCTTCAACCTCAAACCCAGTCGCCATCTTAACGGCCGCTTTTCCGGTCTTAATAATCTCTTGCTGCATCTCAGCAAATAGAGCTTTTGATTCTTTCCTAGCATCTTTATCAAACATTCCTTTAATAGCTTGTCCTAATGCTTGAAAACCTAACTCTAGTACTCTAAATGTAGCAATAAAGAATTCTTTCATCCCTTCAAATCTATTGATAAGATTCTTTTTAAGAAATGCCCATAAATCTGCAATCGCTTGTTTTGGATTCTCAAATGCGTTCACTAGAGCCCTTCCTACACCTATTATTATGTCCTTAAATGCAGCCAATACTCCCTTAAGGACACCCATTATACCTGCAAACTTTTCAGCGCCATCAACTGAACCCTTGAAATAGGCCATCATGGCTGCCACAGCCAATGCAATGACTCCAATAATAATCCCAATAGGGCCAAGAGCAACATTAAGTGTCGTAGCACCTACTGCCATTGCCTTAAACCCACTAACTGCACCTCCAGCCGCACCAGGGATGGCACCAAGACCACCAGTCATTTGAGCTAACGCACCTCCTGCTGTTTTAGACATAGTGGAAAATGATTTTCCAGCTGCTTTACCAGATTTAGAAGTAGTTTTTTGGAAGTTCTTTGTAGAGGCACTAGCCTCATTTAAGCCTTTCTTTAGTTCGGACGTTTGGGCATATAACCTAAGAGCTAGGTCGCTTAATATAGTAGCCATAGTGAATTGCTTTTATTTATATATTTATCTAAAACAGATTATATGTTTTTCAGCTCGTCAGCACTAACAGTTTTTCCTTTAGGCTTAAGTTTTGAGATTCTTTCTAACCATTCATCAGGTGAAATTGGTTGTTCAGTATCTAATCCTTCTATATTATCAAGTGTGTGTTTATTTACAACATCCCAAGTAAATGGCAGGTGGTCAGCCTTGAATTTATTGTATGATGGATTCATTCCTTTTTTAGGATATGAACAATACTGGTAGTAGATAGAAAGTCGTGTTTGTTCCCAAGAAGATTGGTAATCTTGGTCATATTGTCTTTGGTATGCATCAAAAACAAAAAAGAATTCTCTCGGGGTTTGAGCCCAAAAGAATTCTGGTTTAATGTGTATAACCCCTACAGCCATGCCGTAGATTTCATCAATGGTTATTTTTTTTTACTTTTGGACGTTTGTCCAGTTGGGTCTGGAAATGAACCAGTAAGAATTTCATTGAACTCAGTTAAACTTTCATCTAACAAGAATTCCATGTCTTCTCTTTTAAGTGTAAACTCTTTATCAGTAGCCCTACATCCAGCCACAATAGAATAGTGCAATAGAATCTCAAGATTAGAAATCTCTTCCTCTAACGCTTCAATACCTTTTCCAGTTTCTAGTTGGTACTGCTTCAATGCGTAGTAAGACACTCTTAGCGGCCACTTCTCTTTTTTATAAGTTAAATAATCCATAGTATGTTTCCTTTATTTATTTATATATCAAGGAAACTACTAGGATTTTTAATTTATTGTTAAGATTATGCAGTCGTTAATTGACTAAGTGCTCCATCTCCTTGAATCTCTCCAGAGAATGTGATAGGTGAACCTACCCCACCTTCCATTGATATAGAAGTTAAGTAACCTGCTCCAGCCATATAGTTATTTGTAGAAACTCCAGGAAGGACATAAATCCCTATTGAGGCATCACTTGTAACTAAGTTATTGACTAATTCATCGTAACTCATAGCGCCAGCTTCAACACTTGCGCTTTGCATTCTTAATCCTGAGAAAGAAACAGTCCATCCATATAGGTCAGGTACTGCCTGTTTTGCACCAGTAGCGGTTAAACATGCAATCTCAATCATATCTTTAGTAACACTTAATGAAAAGTCAGTAGCGCAACCTAATGTGCTTCCGTCTATCACTATAGACATACTTTTTGAAAATAATGGTGTTTGTGCCATAATATAATAATTTAATTTTAAGTTTTAGTATAAACACAATCAAAAGAGAGCGTGTTTGTATATATTTGTTGTTGTTGGTTGAATCCACCTTGGTCAGACTTAAACGCAATGTCATAAACGT